TTAGTCGCTAATGGCGTTTATTCAGTAAGTATAATACACCCAGCAGCTATGACTATAAGTTCTATAGCTTGGAACTTTGAGGGAATTATAAGATATGGAGATTCCCAGCCGCCAACAGGCTACAATGATACTGCTACAATATCACAGTTTACATGCGCAGCTACTTTTGAATTTGTTACTGCCGAACAGATACCTGATGTAAGTATAATGTCATTCCTTACAGGGCTTTTTAAAATGTTTAATTTAGTAGCTTATGTAGATGATAGCGCTACAATAGTTGTAAGGCCTTTAGATGGCTCGCAAGGTGTGAGTAATAGCTTTTATACCTCTGCTGATATTAACGGTAATGATGCGCCTGTAAATTACAATATATCAGAATTTGTAGATGTTACAGCAAGTCAAGTTAATGTAGCCTTACCATATAAAGAAATTTTGTATAAGTATGAAGGAACAGGAACGTTTTTTGCTAAACAGCATAATCAACTATTCGGCACTAACTGGGGTTCGTTAGGTTATATAGGTGGAACAGAAAGCGATGGCTCAGGGGGTGTAAACTATAACGCATCTACAGAAGTTTATAATTTAACTGTGCCTTTTGAACACATGAAATATGAAAGATTACTAAATGGAAACGGTGGAGCTAATACAGATATACAATGGGGATGGAGTGTAAATGAAAATCAACAGCCATTTATAGGTAAGCCATTAATTTTTTATGCTATTAGAAAAGTAGCCGGAACTAATTTAAGCTTTCAAAGAAGTACTACACAGGTAACTTTTGTAAACTCTTACTGGATACCATCAAACAGCTTAGCTTTAAGTGCAACAACTAGCCAAACAAACTTAAACTTTAGACAAGAGTTGAACGAGTATGAGCCTACACAGGCTTTTACTGATACGTTATTTGCAGACTTTCACAGTCAATACATAATAGATGTGTTTAACACTAGCAGAAGAATAACTAAAATAACTGCGTTTTTACCATTAAAAATATTATACAACTTTAAGTTAAATGACACCTTTACTATAAACTCTAGAGATTATATAATTAATTCAATAACTACAAACCTACAAAACGGTAAAAGCAGCATGGAGCTATTAAACAAAGTCAGCCTTTTTTATGGAACTATTGATAATGTTTCATATCAAGGTTCTCTAGGTTTTTTATATTACAGGTCATCTATTGGTGCAGTTAGAAACTTGTCTGTTGGAGATATAATGTGTACAAACAAAGCATTAACTGCCTTCCCAACAGCAGGTACATACTTTCAAACAGGTGTAGATAATGATGCAACTAGGTATTGTGATACAGGTTTTGTTATGTCTATGATTATTGGCACTAACGGAGTAATAACAGCTATAGCATGTGGCCAACCTTAAATTAAAATTATGATAAAAAATATAATAGAATTGCTACAAATAGCAAAGGGAGAAACTGATAATATTAGGATAGCACAGGGTAAATATGCTTTGCCTAAAACGCTTAAAAGCGCAACAAAACTTATTAAAAATAACATAAAATGGGCGAAGTAAGAGAATATAGCTTAAAGCTAACCACAGAGCAAGCGCAAAAGAATATAGATGAGCTTAACAAATCACTAGAGCTACAAGAGGGCTTAATAGATGATATTGAAAAAGAACTTAGGCAATACCAAAAGGAGCTTAACAAAACCTCAGCAACAGATTTAGCTAAACGTAAAGATTTAAACGATAAAATTAAAGTAACTAAAGAGCGTTTAGTAGATGAAAAGATAGCTTTAAAACAAGTTAATAAAGATAGAAAGGTTGCAACGCAAGAAATGAAAGATGCGGAAGAAGCTGCTGCTGATTATAGCGGTGTGCTGGGCATGATAGACTCTAAAACAGGTGGAGTTATATCAGGCTTACAAGGTATGACTAAAAGTGTAGGCAGCGCTACTAAGGGCCTTAACTTAATGAAGGTTGCTATAATAGGAACTGGAATAGGTGCTTTATTAATAGCTATTTTAGCTTTAGGAAAAGCTTTTACAAGCTCTGAGGAAGGGCAAAACCAGTTTAATAAATTAATGGGCGTTATAGGCGCTACTGTTGGTGTATTTACAGACAGGCTAGCTGCTTTAGGGCGTGGTTTAATTAGTTTGTTTACAGACCCTATAGAAACTTTAAAAGGTTTTGGCAATAGTATTCAAGAATTTGTAATGGATAAGATTGACCTAGCTATTGAAAGTTTAGGTTTCATGGGTTCAGCCATATCTAAGCTGTTTAGTGGCGATTTTAGTGGTGCTTTAGATGATGCAGGAAAAGGAATTGTAGGTTTAAACAGGGCTTTAAATCCAGCAGTAATAGCTACAGAAGCTTTAGTTAATAGTACAAAGGAATTAATAAAAGAAATTACAGAGGAAGGTAAAATAGCAGGCCAAATAGCAGACCAAAGAGCGCAAGCTGATAAATTAGATAGACAAATTGTAGTAGATAGGGCTAAGGCAAATAAAGAACGTGCTGATTTACTTAATAAGGCAGTAGATAAAGAAAAGTTTAGCTTACAGGAACGTATAGATTTTTTACAGGAAGCCGGTAGGTTAGAGGATGAAATAACTGCAAAAGAAATAGAAGCAGCCCAACTAAGGCTAGATGCTAAAATAGCTGAAAACGCTTTAGGCGATAGTACAAAAGAAGATTTAGAAGAAGAAGCTGCATTAAAAGCTGAGCTTATAAACTTGGAAACAGCTAAGCTTACAAAAGCAAAAGAGGTTACAACACAAATTATAGCTTTAAACACAGAAGCTGCAACTGCTGCAAAAACACTTGCAGATGAAGAAATAGCAAACGCTCAGGCTGTACAAGACTTTAAGGATTCTTTAAAAATTAAAGACAAAGAAAATAAGTTTGCTGAAATAGAAGCAGAAAAAGAAGCTAGAATATTAGCGTTAGAAGAACTTAAACTATCTAAGGAAGAAGAAGAACAAATGCTTTTAGATATAGAGCAGGCTTTTAAAGAGAAAAAGAAAATAATAGAAGAAGAAGAAGCAACTTTATTAGCAGAAGAAAAAGAAGCGTTCTTAGCATCTAAACTAGAGGAAGAAGAAATGTCCTTAGCAGAGCAAAAAGCTAAAGACTTAGAAGAATTGCAAAGGCTAAAAGGTACAGAAGCAGAAAGGTTAGCTATTATTAAGTTTTATAACGACCAAGAAATAGCAGCAGATGATATAAAAGCTAAGGCAGAGCTGGATATGGCAAAACAAACCTTTGCAACTGTAGCAGGCCTATTAGGAGAAAACTCAAAAGCAGGTAAAGCAGCAGCAGCCGCAGCAGCGCTTATAAATACTTATCAAGGTATAACAGCCGAATTAGCAACAAAGACCGCTACACCGTTTGGAATAGCCCTTAAAATAGCCAATATAGCTACTATAGCTAGTATAGGTTTCAAGTCTGTAAAGGATATAATGAAAACAAATCCAAAAGCAACCGGAGGGGGTGGTGGAGGTAACCCAGCAGCAGGCACAGGGGGTGGCGCACCAGCAGCACCAGCAGCAGCATCTATTCCGCCAGCTTTTAATATAGTTGGAGCAGGTAGCACAAATCAGCTAGCAGATGCAATAGGTGGGCAATCACAGCAGCCTATACAAACTTTTGTAGTAGCTAACGATGTAAGTACTGCGCAAAGCTTAGACCGTAACATTGTTACAGGTGCTACTATAGATTAAATACAAAATTGAATTTTAAATACGTTATATAATTATGAGAATAGTAGAATTAATATTAGATGAGGAACAAGAGGATGCAGGAATAGAAGCTATAAGTATAGTTGAAAGCCCTGCCATAGAGTCTGATTTTGTTGCTTTAAATTCAGAAGAAATAAAGCTAGCAGAAATAGATAAAGAGAAAAAAATATTATTAGGTGCTTTATTGATACCTAATAAACCAATATACAGAAAAGGAGATGAAGGAGAAGAATACTACATTTTCTTTTCTAAAGATACAATAGTAAAAGCATCGCAAATGTTTTTAAAAAACGGTTACCAAAACAATTCAACTCTTGAACACGCTCAGGCCTTGAATGGTTTGACGTTAGTTGAGAGTTGGATAGTTGAAAGTGAAACCCAAGATAAGTCTAGAAAGTATGGGCTTAATGTTCCAGTAGGAACTTGGATGGGTGCTGTAAAAGTAAATAACGATGAAGTATGGAGTGAATATGTTAAAACAAATAAGGTAAAAGGATTCTCAATAGAAGGCTATTTTGCTGATAAAATGGAAAGACCTAAAGAAAAAATTAAAGAGGATTTTTCAGAAAATGATATTATACTTAATAAAATTAAAGAGCTTTTAACAAACGATAATAATGCGACAGAATAACAAAAGTAAAGGCGTATTTATACCCAGTAGAACTAGTCCGGTTGGAAGCAGTAGGGCCTGTTTGTGTTGGGATACAAACACCTATTCTATTAAGTGCTGCGATGGTTCTATGCGAGCGCAAGGTATAGGAGTTATTACAAGAACTTAGAACTGAAAATACAAAATAGTAATTAATAACCGTTATATATATAATATGAAATCAACCGAAATGTTAAATCAAATTAAAACGCTTCTAAACATAGAAGTAAAACTTGAAGAAACAAAACTAGAAAACGGCACTATAGTAAGTGCAGAGTCTTTTGAAAAAGGCAAAGAAATTTTCATTGTAACAGATGATGAGAAAGTAGCCATGCCAGTAGGAGAATACCTATTAGAAGATGGCCGCTTAGTTGTTGTTGCTGAGGAAGGAAGAATAGATGATGTTAGAGAAGTTTCAGATGAAGTACCAGCTAAAGAAGATAAAGAAGGAGAAGAAATTACTTCTGATTTAAAAGATGAAGATGAGTACGGAGATGACAAAGAAGAAAAGAAAATGGCAGAAGTAGGAGACTGGGAAGGCATGGAAAAAAGGATACAAAACCTTGAAGATGCTATAGCTGACTTAAAAGGGGATAAGGAAAATAAAATGGAAGAAGAAGATAAGGAAGTAGAAATGGAAGATGAAACTTCTAGACAACCAAAATCAAGAACTATCAAAGAAGAATTTTCTGAGGAACCAGCAGCAAAACCAATTAAGCATAATCCGGAAGCTGTTAGCAATACAAAAAAAGTTGAATTTGCAAAAGGTAGGTTTAACACAACACTAGATAGAGTATTAAATAAATTAAACAAATAATAAAAAAATGAGCAATCTTAAAAATGTAAAATTAGCGACAGCGGTAAATATCACAACGACTTATGCCGGTCAATTCGCAGGGGAGTACATCGCAGCAGCTCTTTTGTCGGCTTCGACAATCGATGACGGCGGTTTAACTGTAAAAGCAAATATCGCTTTTAAAGAAGTAATTAAAAAACTAGCTACTGGAGCTTTAGTAAGCCCAGCATCATGCGACTTTACACCAAACAGTTCTGTAACACTTACAGAAAGAATTATTCAACCAGTTGAATTACAAGTTAATCTACAGTTATGTAAATATGACTTTGTAAATGACTGGGAAAGTCAGCAAATGGGATTTGGTTTAGGACAATCTTTACCGCCTAAATTCTCTGACTTCCTTATTGCACATGTTGCAGCAGAAGTAGCGCAAAATACAGAGTTCTGTATATGGCAAGGAGATACAGCAGCAGCAACAAATAACTCTTTTGATGGTTTTGAAAAACTTATTGCAGCATCAGCAGCAGCAGGCGATATTCCAGCAGGACAACAAGTTGCAGCAGTAGCAGGTGGATTAAATGCAGGAAATATCATAGCAGAATTATCTAAGGTTGTAGATGCAATTCCAGCAGCCCTATATGGTAAGGAAGATTTATTCTTATACATAGGTAGTGCAGCAGCGAAATTTTACGTACAAGCATTAGGAGGATTTGCAGCAAACGGATTAGGAGCGAATGGTACAAACGCACAAGGTACGCAATGGTGGAACAACGGTTCACTAACTGTAAACGGAGTTAAAATCTTTGTTTGTCCGGGTCTTTCAGCGAACAAAATGTATGCTGCACAACGTAGCAACTTATATTTTGGAACTGGACTTCTAAATGACACAAATGCTATCAAGGTTCTTGATATGCAGGATTTAGATGCTTCAAATAATGTGAGAATGGTAATGAGATTTACTTCTGCGGTACAATTTGGAATCGCTTCTGACATTGTTGAGTACGCTTAAAATTAATTAATCAACTGAATGAGTATTGGGCGTAAAAACCTGATACTCTGTAGGTTACAAAATATATATCAAATGGCATGTACATTAACAACAGGTAGAAAAATACCTTGTAAATCAGCTTTTGGCGGAATAAAAAAAGTATATTTCGCTGACTTTGGCTCATTAACAGGAGTAAGTATTGATTCAACTACTAAAGAAGCTACTGTTACAGGTAGCCCTACTTATTACGAATATGATGTAAAGGGAAATTCTAGCCTTGAAACTACTGTTACAAGCAGTAGAGAGAATGGAACTACTTTTTACACCCAAACACTTAATTTAACATTAACTTTCTTAGATGCACAAACTCAAGCAGAATTACAAGTGCTTGCAGTAGCTAGACCTTACATAGTTGTAGAAGATTATTACGGAAATAGCTTTTTATGCGGATTTGAAAATGGAATGGAATGCACAGGCGGAACTGTTGTAACAGGAGCAGCGGCTGGAGATTTATCAGGATTTACACTTACTTTTGAAGGCTTAGAAGAATACGCACCGTATTTCTTAGCATCAGCAGTAACAGGGGACCCAGCACAAATAGACCCAACGCCAGTTGGTGTGCCGGTAATACCATAATAATAATCATTAATTTTTAGTTAGTAAATTAAGCACTCTTTATAGGGTGCTTTTTTTTTTAGGTGGACACTTCTACAAATAACCCTATTATTTACGTTATATAAGTGTATGATAATTTTAACTACTTCGGCTGCGGCTCAAACGCTTTCAGTAATTCCTAGAGAATATAGTGCTTCTTTTAGCATGGATATTAGGGATGATAGTACTAATGTAGTAAAGCAATACGATATATTCGCAGCTACTATTGCTGGTAATTATTTAACGTTTGATAATGTTTTCAATCCAGTTTTAGTAGAAAACCATTTTTTTGATTTAAGACTTTATATTGACTTTAATTTTTGGAACACTAATTATAGTCTTTGGAATTTTTATGAGGTTAAATGGAATGAAGATGAAGGGCAAATGGTGGATATTTATAACGATAAAATTTTCTGCACAGACCAAGATGTGGACCAATTAAATCAAAATGATTACTATAAACTAAATAAAGGCCAATACACGCACTATAGCGGTTATAATAACACTTATACAGTAAGATGAAAAAAACACGATTAAGAAATGATAAAGGCCAGTTTAAAAAGGCTTCTAAATTATCACAGTTTGGCTTTGTAAATTTAAGCACATATACAAGCCCAGAAATAAAAGAAGTAAACGGCAAAGACTGGATAGAATATGGCGCAGACAATAACTATTTCCAGTATCTAATAGACAGATATAATGGTAGTCCAACCAACAATGCAGCCATCAACGGTATTAGTCAGGCTATTTACGGCAAAGGGTTAAATGCTACAGATGCAAATAAAAAGCCCAACGAATATGCGCAAATGATTACTTTATTTAAAAAAGATGTAGTAAGAAAACTGTGTTACGATTTAAAGTTAATGGGCCAATGCGCTATACAAGTTATTTATACAAAGGATAGAAAAAGAATAGCACAGCTAGAACACATGCCAATAGAAACCCTAAGGGCTGAAAAGGCTAATGAAGATGGCGAAGTGCCGGCTTATTATTATTTTAAGGATTGGCCTAATATAAAACGTAGTGATGTGCCTTTAAGAATACCAGCTTACGGTATGTCAAAAGAAAATATAGAAATATATTACATAAAACCTTACAAATCAGGTTTTTACTACTATAGTCCTGTCGATTATCAAGGTGGATTACAGTATGCAGAGCTAGAAGAAGAAGTAAGTAACTATCATTTAAACAATATACTGAATGGCCTTAGCCCTAGTATGCTCATAAATTTCAATAATGGTACTCCAAATCAAGAGGAAAGGCAATTAATAGAAAACAAAATAGCTGCTAAATTCTCAGGCTCTAGTAATGCTGGTAAGTTTATACTAGCTTTTAACGATAATAAAGAAAGCTCAGCAGAAATAACGCCAGTACAGCTTAGTGATGCACATAACCAGTATCAGTTTCTAAGCGAGGAGAGTACTAAAAAGATAATGGTAGCGCATCGTATTGTATCGCCTATGCTTTTAGGTATTAAAGACCAAAGCGGACTGGGTAATAATGCAGATGAAATAAAGACTGCTAGTTTATTAATGGATAATACCGTTATAAGGCCCTTTCAAGAGCTTTTAATTGATTGCTTTGATAAACTACTATCGTACAATGATATAAGCTTACGCCTATACTTTACTACGTTACAGCCGTTAGAGTTTACTGAGGTTGATACTGATATACAAGACAAAGAAACAATAGAAGAAGAAACAGGTGTTGAAATGGAAAGTAAGCTTGCTAAGGTAGAGCTTAAAACTATTGATGGTAAAACGGCTTACGATACTAAAGAAGAAGCAATTAAGGTTGCAGAAGAAAAAGGATGTGAAGGATACCATGAACACGAGGTTGAGGGTGTAGTATATTACATGCCATGCGAGAACCACGAGGAGTTAAAAGCGCCATGCTGGGATGGATACGAACAATACGGCACTAAAATTAAAGATGGTAAAGAAGTTCCTAACTGCATAGAGCAGTCTAAGGTAGAAAGGTTATGCTGCTCAGCAGATGAACAGAATGATGATGAAGAAGTAGCAGCCAAGTTAATAGCTTTAGGCGAGGATATAGATGAGAGTAAGTGGGAACCTATATATGACCAAGCTGTAGATTATACTAAGGATGATAAAATAGATGAGGTAATACATGAATTAAACGCACAGAGCCAAGAAAAATTATCATTGCTAGGTAAGATGTGGAAATTTGTAGTAAGTACCGGTAGCGCATACCCTAACACTAAATCTGAGCAAGATAAAAAGATTGGCGAAAACTATTTTAGAGTTAGATACTATTATGCACCTAGAAAAGTAGGAGCAAATGCTAGAAAGTTTTGCAGGGCCATGAAACAAGCTAATAAATTATACCGTAAAAAAGATATAATAGCTATGGGTACACAAAAAGTGAATCCGGGCTGGGGTCCTGAGGGAGCTGATACGTATTCTATATGGCTTTGGAAAGGCGGAGGTAACTGTCATCATTCATGGCGTAGAGTTACTTATAAAAGCAAATCCGCAAAGATTAACACAAAAGATGCACAGGATATTATAGGTACTAGACAGGCCGCTATATTAGGCTATAAGGTTACTAACCCCTATCAGGTATCTATACAACCTAGAAACTTACCAAACAAGGGCTTTTTGCCCGGAAACCCTCAAGGAGAATAATTATGGCAACAGTACTTTTTATAAATAGAACAGATTTAGTTAGAAACTCAATAATTGATGGAAATGTAGATACAGATAAGTATATACAATTCATTAAACTGGCGCAGGAAATTCATATTCAAAACTATTTAGGAACTAAAATGTATAACGCACTAACAGCGGCTATAGTAGCAGGTATTGATTTACCAGCTAATGCTAGGTGGAAAACGCTATTAGATGATTATGTAGTGCCTATGCTTATATGGTTTTCACAGGTAGATTATATTCCCTTTAGTGCATATCAAATACGAAACGGTGGAATGTATAAGCACCGTAGCGAGAACGCAGATACAGTAAGCAAGGAAGAAGTAGATTTTTTAACAGAAAAAGCAAGAACTAACGCAGAATGGTATTCAAGAAGGTTTATTGATTTCATGAGTTTTAACCAAACAACCTATCCGGAGTACACGAGTAACATAAATGATGATATTTATCCAAGTTATGATGCAACGTTTAACGGCTGGGTGTTATGAAATATAAAGTAAAAGAAAAAAATATAGAAAAATTAAAAGTTTTCTTAAAAAAAATAAAAAAAAACAAATTAAAAAACACTAAGAATGGCAACTCTATTTAACACTAAAATATCCGCAACGTATGAAGGCCTATTAAAGACTGTAGATAATGCGGTACTAAATGCTACATTAAGGGAACTATCTGATGGCTCAGGCAACCTATCAGGGCTGTTTTTAAACACAGCAGGGGACTTTAAAGTAAGTAATATACTAGAATGGGGTTCATTAAAAGATACAGGCACAGGCGTTACTATAACACGTTACGTAACTTCTACTGATGGAATAGAAAACTTTGATAATAATACTTCACTTCCTACAAGTGCTGCTGTAAAACTATATGTAGATAGTAAATTTGCTACTTCAGATACTTTACAGGAAGTTTTATCTTTCGGAAATACAACAGGTGGAAATGATATTGTAGTAAGCGCTAGTGATGACATTACGTTTACTGATTCTAGTAAAGCAATATTCGGAGCAGGAAGTGATTTACAAATCTATCACGATGGCTCTAATTCTTATATTAATGAAGTAGGAACTGGGTTTTTAAAAATTTGGACTAACGACTTAGAAATACAGTCTAATAGTGGAACAGAAACTTTAGCAACTTTTGCAACTAATGGTGCAGTAAGTTTATATTATGATGATGTTAAAAGATTTGAAACTTTAACAGATGGCTCTAAAGTAACAGGAAATCTTGTAGTTACTGGAACTATCACAGGAGCAGGTGGTTCATTCTTGCCACTTGCAGGGGGTACAATGACAGGTAATATTGTTTTAAACGACAATGTTAAAAGCATATATGGAACAGGTAGTGATTTAGAGATATTTCACGATGGAATAAGTAGTTATATTAAAGATGTTGGTACTGGAAGTTTAAATATATTAGGTTCTGGTAGCGTAAGAATTAAAGGAAGTACTACTGATGAGTTTATGGGTAGGTTTAATGAAAATGGTTCTGTTCAACTTTATTATGATAACGCAGAAAAATTAGTAACCTCATCAACAGGTGTAGCAATTACAGGTGCTTTATCTACTACAACAAATGTATCAGTAGGAGCAAATGCAACTTTTGTAGATAACGGAAAAGCTTTATTCGGTGCAGGTTCTGATTTACAGATTTACCACGATGGTTCTAATTCACTTATTGCAGATACTGGAACAGGCTTATTAAATATAAGGTCTAATGAAGTTAGAATAACAAATGCAGCAGGTAATAAAATACAATTACAAGCAATAGAAAATTCTAGTGTAAAATTATATTTTAATAATACTGAAAGATTTTATACAAGTAATGCAGGTGCTGTAGTTACAGGAGATTTAACAGTAACAGGCACAATTACAGGTAGTGGTGGCTCGTTCTTACCATTAGCAGGTGGAACTATGACAGGCGATACTTTACACGGAGATAATGTAAAGTCTATTTATGGTGCAGGTTCTGACCTTGAAATATATCACGATGGTAGTAATAGTAGGATTGTTGATAATGGCACAGGAGAATTAAGGTTACAAGGAACAAATTTAAGATTATGGGCATCTAATGGAGAAAATTATTTAACTGCTATTGAAGGTGGTTCAGTTAGTTTATATTATAGTGCATCTAAAAAGTTTGAAACTACAAACATAGGAGTACAAGTATCAGGAAGTATAGAAGCTGTAGGTGGCAGTATTTTTGTTTATGATGGAAACGAGTTTAGAGCAGGAGATGCAGGAGATTTAAGAATAGGACACGATGCAACAAATAGTTATTTAAAAAACAATACAGGAGATTTATATATAAATCAAGCTGCTGTAACAAAATCAATATTATTTAAAGTATCTGATGCAAACGCACTAGACACAACAGCATTAACAATATCAAGAAATGCTGATGCAAGTTTTGGTAGGGATGTTACAATAGCAGGAGATTTAACTGTAAACGGAACAACAACAACTGTAAACAGTCAAACACTAGCAGTAGTAGACCCATTGATACAATTAGCGAAAGACAATACAGCTAATAGTTTAGACATTGGATTATATGGAGATTACAATGATGGTACAGATAGATTCTTAGGATTGTTTTCTGACGCATCAGATTCTAATAAATTTAAGCTATTTAAAGGCACAACAGTAGAGCCTACAACAACTGTTGATATTGGTGGTGCAGGTTATGTAGCAGCAGATTTACAAGTTGCAGGATTTGAAGCTAGTACAGGTAACTTTACAGGAGATGGCGATATTTTGTCAGTTAACAGGGGTTCTTTTAGTGTTGTAACAAATTTAACTGCAGTTAATCATAACATAGTTTCTACAGGTAAAGCATTTAATATAAAAACATCTGATTCTAATAATTTAACTTTTTTAACCAATAATACAACTGCACTTACTTTAGACACTTCACAAAACGCATCCTTTTCAGGAGATGTAGGAATAGGTCAAACAGGAAATGCAAAGTTAGAAGTATTAGCAACTACAGGAGAAGTTTTTAGAGCAGATTCAAATGGTGGTGCTTATAGATTAGTTGTAAATCAAACAGGCGCTAATGTACAAGGAGTTTTAGATGTTTTAGGAAGTATAACAACTTCTGGAAACGGAACTTTTGGTGGAGCAGTAAATGTTACAAGTTCAGTCACTCCGTTAACTATAAATAGAACAGGAGGTGCAACTGCTCTAATTGGATTAAATATAGCTGGAACAAATAGGGGTTTAATAGGTGCAACATCTACAAAATGTTTTGAAGTTTATAACACTGCAGCAGCTTCAAAATTTTCAATATTAAATGGTGGCGATGCAACTTTTGCAGGAAACGTAGCTGTAAATGGTAGTCAAGATGCCCTCACTATAAATACAACAGATACTGATGGACCGTATGCAGTTTGGAAAAATACTACTAACGCAACTTTAGGTTTTGTTGGTAATGCTAATTCTTTAGCATCAGCAGGTAATACTAACTTTGCTGTTAGAGCAACAAACGATTTGATTTTTGCTTCAGGTGGTGGCACAGAAAGATTAAGAATAGACAGTTCTGGAAACTCAACTTTTGCAGGGAATATAACTGGAGTTGGTGCAACATTTCTTGGTGCAGCAGCATCAGGTTCTCCTTTAGTTTCAATAGAAAATAATAGTGGTTCAACTGCTACTTCTTATGGTTTATTAGTTAAAGGTGGTGGAAATAGTGCAAGTGGAAAAACATTTGAAGTTAGAGATGATTCAGGAAATACAGATTTAATTGTTACAGGAAACGGAAACGTAGCTATTGGGACTGACACACCTACAAGTTATTATTCTGGAGCAGATAACTTGGTTATAAAACAAGATAGTGGAGAAGGTGGAATGAGTATAGTTACTGCAAATGATACTAGTGGTGCTTTATATTTTGCTGATGGAACAAGTGGAAACGAACAATATAGAGGTGGAATTGGATATACACATTTAACTGATAAATTGTTTTTAGTTTCTGGTGGTCAAACTAGAGTATGGATGGATGATTCAGGGGATGTAGGAATAGGTACTGATGACCCTAATTACCCTATTGATGTTAATGGTATAATAAGGTCTAAACCTCGTACTCAAGTTGCTAATGTTTCAGGTAAATTAATACTTGCAAGTGATTTAAATAGTGTAACACAAATTGGAGGTATAATTGGTACAATAAGTTTTACAAGTGATGATAGTGACCACGGAGCAGATTTTGAGGTGGGTAAAATAGAAGTTGTAAATCAAAACCCGTTTGGTTTAAGAAATGATATGACTTTTACAACAAGAGGTCAAGCGGATGTGGCAGAAAGAATGAGGATTCAATGGAACGGAAATGTAGGAATTGGAACTGATTCGCCCAGAAGTATTACAAATCATACAAGTTTAACAATAAATGGTACATCAGTTGGTAGAGTAGATTTATCATATGGAGGAACAATAAGTGCTTCGTTATACAGCAATAATAGCTCTACTGGTTTGCAAACTGAATCAGCTTTACCTTTAGTTTTTGGCACTAATAACACAGAAAGAATGCGTATAACATCTGGGGGGGAAGTAGGAATTGGAACGGAGTATGTATCTGCAAAACTTCAAATTCATAGTACTAATGCGGGTCAACCTACAGTGCCTTTATTTATAGTTAACGAAAGCACAACTATTGGCACAGAAGCAAGGTTAGGTTTTGCTGCAAATACAAATGATGATGTAGGTTCAAACAGATATTCTTATATAAGCACCATAAACACAAGTGGCTCTAATGGTCAGGATATGATATTTGCTACTAATGCAACAGGTGCTTCAGCAGTAGAAAGAATGCGTATAACATCTGGGGGGGATATTTTATTTAGAGGGACATCTGTACCAAGTGCATCTAATTTAGTTGGTAGTGGATTTAAATTTGATTCAAAATCAAGAATGACTTTGGTTCAAACATCTGATAATAATAATTTAACTGATTTACAAGAATATTTTAATACTGATGGTGCTGTTGGTAAAATACAAACTAATGGAACTGCAACTTTATTTACAACAAGTTCTGATTATAGATTAAAAGAAGATTTACAAAATTTTAATGGTTTAGAAAAAGTTTCTAACATTAAAGTCTATGATTTTAAATGGAAAACAAATGGTAGAAGAAGTTATGGTGTTATGGCTCACGAACTGCAAGAAGTTTTACCACAAGCAGTGGGTGGAGAAAAAAATGCTATTAAAGAAAATGGAGAAATTAATACACAAACAGTTGATTATTCTAAAATAGTTCCCTTGTTGGTTAAGTCAATACAAGAACTAAAAGCAGAAGTAGATTTATTAAAGCAAGAATGTAAATGTAAAAATTAGTATATTTGTTTTATAACTTAAAAAATATAATAAAATGTCAAAAATTAAAGAATCAGAATTAAAAGTTTTACAAGAACAAGAGCAAAAAAAAGGAGCAATTTTGCACGACTTGGGATTACTACAAACTCAAATCCACAGTTTAAATCACATGTACGCAGAGCTTATGGTTGAGCAACAAAAATCAAAAACTGAACTAGAAGAATCATACGGAAAAATTAATATTGATTTAAAGGATGGTTCTTATGAAATTATAAAAGATGAAGAAAATAAGTAAAAACATATCGTATAAAGAAGCTACTTACTCAGAAACAGCAAAACGCAAAAAAATAACTAATAAGCCTAAAGCAGAGCATGTAAAAAACATGGAGCTAATAGCAGAAAAGTTATTTGAGCCTTTGCGTGAGTGGGTGGGTGGACCTATACGTGTTAATAGTTTTTACAGGTCTGAAGCTTTAAATACAGAAATAAAGGGCGCATATAAATCACAGCATTTAACCGGCAACGCCATAGATATTACTACTATGGGTAAAAAAACAAACTCTGAAATATTTTATTATATAAAAGATAATTTAGATTTTGACCAATTAATTTGGGAATTTGGATTAGAAAATCCAAAGTGGATACATGTTTCTTATGTAAGTAAAAAAGCTAATAGAAAAAGGGTTTTAATATGCCAAAGAAAAGGCAGGTTTATAACTTGGCCAGAAGATAAAAATTGTAAAACCTGTTAAGTTATGCCAATACCTAACAAAAAAAGCGGAGAAAAACAAAGCGACTACATGATGAGGTGTGTACCGCAGATGATGCAGTACCATGATAAGTCGCAGGCTATAGCTATTTGTTACCGCTCTTTTCAGGGTAAAATGATTAACCTAGAGACTTATAACGATTATCCAAAAAGTGCCAGCAATAACGCTAAAAAGGCCCTTAGGTGGCGTGATAAGTATGGCGATGAGGTAAAAGGAATGACACGTATAGGCTGGGTAAGGGCAAACCAGTTAGCAAAAAGAGAAAAGATAAGTCGAGAAACGATTGCTAGAATGAGTGCTTTTCAAAGACACAAAAAAAATGCAGAGGTAAATTCGGAGTTTGAGGACACCCCTTGGAAAGATAAAGGATATGTTGCATGGTTAGGCTGGGGAGGAACTAGCGGAATTAACTGGGCTAGTAAAAAACTAGAACAAATAGATAAGAAATGAAATACGACTACAATACAATACTAATAAATGCAAGCACCTTTACTATCACGATGACTGATATCGATATAATATTAAAAATAGTACTGCTAACCGTTACTATCGGATATACAGTTCAAAAATGGTATTTACTGAATAAGAAAAAATAACTATGACTTTATTACACCCATGCCCAGTATGTATTGCAATAACTATAATTTTATATTTTGCATATAAACATAATAAAAAATGAAAAAGAAATTTTCAGAAACTAGGGTTGGTAAGTTTTTAATTAAAGCAGGCTCTAAATTAGGAGAAGCATTACCTGATAGCGGTTATTTAGGCGTTTTAAGAAACTTAATTAGTAAAGATAGTAAACTTACACCTGCTGATAAAGAAATGGCTTTAAAGCTATTAGATATAGATATTGCAGAAATGCAAGAAATTTCTAAAAGGTGGGAATCTGACATGAAATCTGATAGCTGGTTATCTAAAAACACTAGGCCACTTACTTTAATATTCTTAACCGTATCTATGATATTTTTAGTATTACTAGATTCTTTAAATATTGAATTTGGTGTAAACAGCGAATGGATATCCCTACTTAAATCTCTACTTATTACAGTATATGTAGCCTACTTTGGTTCTAGAGGTGCTGAGAAGTTTAAAGCAATAGGGAAATAATCCCAACCGCATTACTTTTATAAATACTATATTTTGTACTAATTAATTATAAATAGTTTATTATACTAATATATAAAAATTCTAAATTTATTACTTTTTTCTGTATATACCTAATTTTTTTTTTGTATTTTAGAAAATGCGGAAAGAATACTCACAGGCAAAAGTAGATAAAATATACAATTTTACCAGCATTACTACAAAAGATAAAATTGATAGGTTACTCGAAATAGATGCATGCCAATATACCAATTTAGGAAAAGATAGCACAGAGATTGAAAAAGAAACTGTTAAGAAAAATAGCAGGTATATATATAAAACCATAAAGAAAATTGATAAGGCTTTAGGTAACAATTTTTTACAGCACCAAGATAATTAAATGCCAAAAAAACTTACAAGAAGCAAGCTTGTAAAGAAGCTTGATACTATATTTAGTCAATATATAAGAAGAAAAAACGCAATAGAAGGAATGGCCACGTGCTTTACATGCGGCAAGGTTGATGAATGGAAGGCGTTACAAAACGGACATTTTCAATCACGTAAACATTATTCTACTAGGTGGGATGAAATAAACTGCCAAGTCCAATGCCCAAAATGCAATATTTGGAACTCAGGAGAGCAGTTTCTTTTTGCTAATAATCTTGATAGTAAGTATGGAAAAGGTACAGCAAATAGGTTACATATTAAAGCGCAGCAAACAGTTAAGCTTGCAAACTTTGAAATAGAAGAATTAATAATTAAATACAAAAACTTTGTAGATAAAATGTAATTGACTATATTTACGTATTCTGTTTTATGTTAATAAAAGGGGTTGTTTTAATAAACAGCCTTTTTTTTTGCCCTATCATTTTTTTATTAACAAAAATGTTTATATATTAGCTGTGAACATAAAAATAGAATAATGAAAAAAACACAATTAGATGAAGTAAGGGCTGAGGTTAGGTTATTAGAACTACAGCTACAACACGCTGCCTTATTTGGCGATGCATTTTCACAAATGGATTTATACAAAAAGCTGCAAGAAAAGAAATCACTCTTAGACACTTTACAATGGATGTAGATAACGTAAGAACAAACTACTCACACCAAACAAAGGATACTTTATTACTAGAATATAAATACAGAGTAGAAGCTTTACAGGCTAGGGTAATGTGGTTAGAAGCCATGCTAGAAGTATCAGATAATAATAATTTAAAATAACATAAAACATGAAAAGAGATAAGCTATTAGAGTTGTATAAAAAATATGACTTAACAAAAGATGATGTATTTAAACACCAGCACTACGTTATTATAACTAGGCAGGGAATAGACAAGATACAGGCCATAGAGCAAATACAAATAAATTACGATGTAATTAAATGCGAACCACAGTTTGCAGTATTTAAAGCTAATGCAGCTAAGGAAGGTAAAAGTATTGAAACCTTTGGAAGTGCGCTTAAAGGCGATAACTATAAGGATGGTAATTGTAACAGTTGGTACGTTGCAGAAATGGCTGAGAAAAGGGCCATGAGCCGAGCAGTACTAAAGCTTACCGGCTTTTATGAACTTGGAGTTTTTGGCGAAGATGAATCGGATAATTTTAAGAAATAAAAAAAAATCATTAACTTTATAAATAACTAAAAATTAAAAACTATGGGTGCAATTATTAATGCGAGTATTAATGTGGCAAAAATGCCAAAAGAAAAATTTGTAAAAGGAAAGGACGGAAACGTTTGGTATAACTTTACAATATCTATTAACGATGATACACGTTATGGGAACAATGTTTCTGTAACTGATAGCCGTACAATGGAAGAAAAGGAAGCTGGTAAGCCTTTAACCTACTTAGGTAATGGAAAGGTGGTTTGGATTAAAGATGCAGTAGGGGATACCGGAAAAATTAAATTAGCAGAAAAGGAACAAAAGCTTGATATTATATCAGGCACAGAATCAGCTCATGTAGTTGAAAACTCTGATTTGCCATTTTAATAGCCTTTTACTTAACTTTATAAAAGGGTATGTTTATTTTTACGTACCCTTTTTTTTTATACCTAACCTATGACAGAAAAACAATTAGAGCATGATATGCTTATGCAGTTTATTTTAGAAGACTGCTATGTAAATACAAAACAAAGTATAGAGTATCCCCCAGTAGCTTTATCCTTAGGCGAAAAGACAATTAAACAACAAACAGGAGAGAAAAGCTTTCCAATACCCATCGGCACTTACGGTAACCTCAGTTGTGTAAGCGCTCCCCCTAAAACAAAAAAAACCTTTTTTATTAGTTTACTAGCATCTGTTTATTTAAGCGGCTCTAATATATATGGTGGCAATATAAAAGGCCACAGGGGATTAGGCCACTTATTACACATAGATACTGAGCAGGGCTTATGGCATTGCCAAAAAGTATTCAAAAGGGTTTACGACATGGATAAAGATATAGACCCTAATATTTATCACACTTTTGGCCTGCGTGCTATAGGATATAAAACACGTTTAGAGTTTATTGAGTACTACTTACAAAAGAAAATAAACACTCCCTCACTTGTAATTATTGATGGAATTGCCGACCTTGTAAGTGATGTAAACAGTTTAGAGGAATCTAATGCAGTAGTGCAAAAGCTAATGGAATGGTCTGCCAAGTTTAACTGTCATATAATTAACGTAATTCATCACAATTACGGTACTACTAAAATGACAGGACATTTAGGTAGTTTTCTAGAAAAAAAATGTGAAACTCATATCGAGTTAGAAGCAAATACTGTAAATAAAGAGTGGGTAACGGTTAAATGTAAAAGGAGCAGGGGTTATGCTTTTAATACGTTTAGCTTTGAGGTTAATGAAGTTGGCCTGCCTACAATAGTAAATGATTTGTATGACCCTTTAAAAACGTAATGGTCCAAGATAAAATAATATTAATAGCTAAAAAGCATGAAACATGGGTTGATATAGTTTGCACGTTTGGCTGCACTAGAAGAATAGCTGAGGATATTACGCAGGAAATGTATATAAAAATACAGTTACAATTAGAAAAAGGCGGCTTAGATATAATGTATAAAGATGAAATAAATTACTATTATATATTTAAAACGCTTAAAACGTTATTTATTGATTTAAAAAGAAAACAAAAGAATATAAAAATTATTGATTTAGATGAGCATATAGCTAATTATGGGGATACTTATTATGGTTACAGCGATGTTAATTATGAGGAAACTTACGATAAGGTAGAAAAGGAACTGGCTAAAATGTACTGGTATGATAGAAAGGTTTTTGAAATAATAAATGATGGAGAATCTATAGCAGAGTTTTCTAGGATATCTAAAATTAAATACTATGCACTTTATTTTACATATAAAAAAGTAAAAGATAAACTTAAAAAAATACTATGACATTAATAAGAAACAGCGGACAAATTAAACAGGGAGTAGATTTTACCGGAGTACAGAACGGCCCTATACACCCTACAGATATTGATGCTGTTTTAGAGTTTGATAATGAGGTATTAATTTTAATTGAAATAAAAAGAATTAATAATGCTATGGCTACTGGGCAAAAATTAGTGTTAGAAAGAATATGCGATAGCTGGCATACTAAAAAAGCTATAGTATTGTTTGTAACGCATGAACAGTATAATAGCAGCAAACTTATACACTTGCACGAGTGTAAGGTTTTTAAATATTATTACAAAGGCCAATGGCGCATGAGGAAAGGTAATACAGACTTTAACTTTGTGCTAAATGAGCTGGGCAAATTTTGGAACATTAATAAATTAAAGATATGAAACTAGGAGATATTATTTACTACATAACTAAATATACCGGCATTAAGTATATTGTAGAAACCTATCACGCTTTTAAAGGCACTAAATGCAACTGTGATAAGCGCAGGAAAAAGCTTAACAATTTAAAAATAAAAAGATGGTAAACTTTAAAAAAATAGATTATGAAGATTGGTCAAAATTTAGAATGGGAAAAAACGATGTCATCTCCCCAGCCGAATTTAATTTGGTTTGCGACTTGCACTCACGATATCACAATCACACTTTCTACAAG